CCAATCAAATCACTCAGTCGATGTCCCATTTGATATGCAACATTTTGCTTGTTGGTGATCAGAGCAATCGTTGCTCGGTCAATGTGACTGATGGTTCCAAGAACAATACTTTCTCTATAATCATCATGTGTAAATGGAGCAGTTTGTTGTTGCAAACTACCACTCGAATCAATGTAGAGTCGAGTAAAGTCATTTGTTGTAAGGTAGTCTGGAGTAATACCAGTGAAGTCGCCCCATGTCACTTCGGTTCTTGTCAGTGTGACACCAGCAAGACCCATCGTGATTCCGACGATCTGACCCAGACCGGCAGATATGTTAAATGTTGTTCCGCCGGGGGTTCCAGAAAGAATACCACCATAAAGAATACCAGTGTATGGTGTCAGTTCAGTATAGTCGCCTGTCTCTCCGTTGATTGAGATAACATAATCACCGACTGGTCCAGTCGCACCCGTGTTTCCTTGTGGTCCAGTAGGACCAGTAGCACCCTGTGGTCCAGTTGCACCGTCTCTACCAGAGAGTTGAACCCAAGATAAAGTTACACCATCCCAGACATATGAATACAACAAACTGGTGTCCGTTTCAAACCAGAAATCACCAGTGTTTGCTGATGATGGTGCTGTATTTCCTGCTGTGAAACCATTGATAATGACATCACCAGTCTGTCCATTGAAAGAAGATACACCAGAGGTAACGATAACATCACCAGTTTGTCCGTTGACACTTGTGACAGCAATAGCAGGGTCAGCACTAATTTCAACCCATGCTGCGCCACCACCCTCATCAATATAAGCATAGAATGAACCAGTGTCTGTCTCGAACCAGAAGTCCATTTCCGTAGGACTTGCTGGTGCGGTTGTTCCAATGTGAATATACCCTGCGGTGACTCCACCCGTCTGTCCGTTGACGGAAGAGACGCCTTGGACAGCACCAGTTGCTCCGTTGAATGTTTCGACATAATCACCGACTGGACCAGTGGCACCTGTTGCACCTGTTGCTCCATCAACACCAATTATTCCATCTGTACCAGTAGCACCCTGTGGTCCAGTTGGACCTATTTCACCTTGAATACCCTGAATACCTTGAGCGCCAGTTGGACCTATTTCACCTTGAATACCCTGAATACCTTGAGCGCCAGTTGGACCTATTTCACCTTGAATACCCTGAATACCTTGAGCGCCAGTTGGACCTTGAATGCCCTGAATGCCTTGATCACCTTGAGCGCCAGTTGGACCTTGAATGCCCTGAATGCCTTGATCACCTTGAGCGCCAGTTGGACCTTGAATACCTTGTTCGCCTTGAGGTCCAGTTGGACCAGTTGGACCAGTTGGACCTATTTGACCTTCATCTCCTGTCCTACCTATTATGCCATTTAATACCAGTTGTATTCTATAATCGTATCCTTTTACATAAGAAAAATCTTCATTAAAATCAACGATTTGGTAAGTAAACCACTCTCCATTATAGGTTTTTTCGAAGTAACTATAAAAGTTTTCACCAGAACCTTTAACTGGTCGTACATAAAGAACACCACCAGAAGATTGATTAGATGCCGTACCTCCAAAATAATATCTAGCATCTAATCCTTCAGCATCTTCTCTATGAATCAGAAGTGATAGGTTTGAAGTGTTGACATAAAATTCTCCCTCACTAAAAGAATCTAGAGACTCTGAGGGGAAGAAAATAGAAGTTTCACTTGTGTATAATCTACCCGGATTATCAGAAGCCGTACCCTGAATACCCTGAATACCCTGATCACCTTGAGGACCAGTTGGACCTGTTGGACCTTGAATGCCCTGATCACCTTGGGGTCCAGTTGGACCAGTTGGTCCTATCTCTCCCTGCGGTCCTACTGGTCCCACTGAACCAATACCAGATATAACTCCAGTAACAACCACCTTTTCAATGTTCATATCAACAACTTTGACAACATTTCTAGATGTTGTCAATTTGACGATTGTGTTACTCTCATTTACCTTTATATGGCTCACCGAGTTACCTCTGGATCAACTTCAAATCTACCTTTTAGTATTCTTGTCACTGATGAATCTCCTAGATTTGTAAGTTCCAAATCGTAGAAGTGTCTACCTCTTGGTACATTTTTCATAGTAACATGATCTACCGAAATATAGATCCCACCTGTTGTTCCAGTGACACCAGAGACAGTGCCGTTTAAAACGATTCCCCCTGTACCATGTATTCCACCAGTACCAGTGAAATATCCAGTAGACCCCCCACCAATGACACCGCCATCTACTGTCCCACCTGTAATGGACAATAATATGCTATCACTGGTGAAGGATCTTCTTACCTGCATCGTAGCGGTATAGTTATCTAAATCAACAGCCTCTTCTGAAGAATCCATATATGTGACATGGAATCGAAATGTACTGCCTTGATCTGCTTCTATATCGTATTGTCCAGCCGGCATATACAGTCTCCTTTTACATATTTATAATCAAGAACCTTTCTTCTTTTTCTTATATGACTTAGAAGAAGACTTATTGGGTGTCAACTTTAATTCTCTCTTTACTTGTTCTTGCATTTTCTTCTGTTGTTTGATCTTATCATTTCGGTTTTGGATTGCAAGAATATACTGATTCTTATTATCTTTGATTCTTGGAATCTGATCTGATGGTAATTTATTTTCGGATAGAAGTCTATTACAAGCATCGAGTCCCTGTTCAAACTCCCCGACATAAAAAGCGGTTGCAGTTATTTCATCCAAACACATCCATTCATAGATGTCTGATGCGAGGAATAGAATATCTTGTGTGGGATATGGAATCTTTGCAGCCTGCGTTGCATAAAGATACGCAAGTCTTGGTTTGCCATTGAGTCTGAATACTCTAGAGATTTGATGTAATGGTTCTGCTCTCCAAGGTCTAGCATCCCATGCCATCATAAAATACATGAGTGTTTTTTCCCAAGGTTCTTCTAACAGACCAGAACAAATACCAACTCTATAGAGAGAATAGAAAGCCTCCTCTTCCCAACCTCCCATTTTAACTCTTTTCTCGTACCACTCTTTTGCTTTATCATACTTACCAGCATCAAAGTAACTTTGAGCTAGATAAAAATGATACCGATCATTCGTTGGATCGTAATTCTGTGAATCGGGATTCAGGAGAGCGTCCTCTAAAACAGCAGCATCTTTGAGATACTTCTCTTCTGGAGTCACACCAACATTTCTTGCACCTTCTGTTCTTGCGTGGACAAAATAGTCCGAATGAATCTGTGACATTTTTTTGGTTTGACGATCATCGCAGTCGGCATATTCATGAAGAACACCAACGTATCTCCATCTATCTTCTGTTTTGAAAATTTGATTACGCCACCATGTAAAATTTCTTCCTCTTCCGATTTTGAGTGAGTAGGAACTAAAACGTGTTTTATCAATAAAATCTAATGCTTGTGTGAAATCGCCCTCCAAAGAGTCGTCCGCGTCAATCATCCAAGCATAATCTGCCTTACCGTCGCAGTTTCGAAGAGCTTGAGTACGAGACTTACCAAAACCCTCCCACGGAATGTCATGGACTTCACCGGGAATGCCCTTCTCGTCGAAGAACTTCTTGATGATTTCTTTTGTTTTGTCGGTAGATCCTGTATCAGAAATATCATATCGATCAATATACTTATAGACCGAACTGAGACATCTCTCGATGACATGTTCTTCGTTTTTCACAATCATACACAGAGTAATGGTTGTTTTTTCACTCATTATGACATATCCTTTAATTTAGTTTCAATCCACGATGCAATAGCTTTTGGAGAAACATTTTCGTCGAAAATCTTTTTATTTAGGTCTACTATACTCTGTTGTTCTTCTGGGTCAAGAGAAATAATATGATTTATGAGATCAGGTATTTGAGATTCATCATCATATTGAAACAACCGCATTCCGTGATAATACCAATAGGGAATTTGCCTTTTGCATATTGGTATAGTTTTAGCTTGAATTATTTCCCAAGTTCTTGCAGTTTCAGTCGTTATATAACCTTGTGGAGAGATCGAAATAAGAGAATTTGTAAGGTTTTTCATATATTCAGAATAATCATAACCACAGTTAAATTGTTCATTCCAATGAATAGAGAACTTGTCGGACTCATCATAGCGAGACAAAACATCTTTTAGTTTTGATCTGGAAGGCCAAAGACCCATACTAGAAAATACTAAAAATTCTTTATGTTCGATTTTCTTGGTATTTTCAGACCACATCCCATAATTAAAAATAGGAGGTATGGGTTTTATTTTTTTATGATTTTGCAAGTCGAGAGGAGAATATTCTTTGAGTATGAGTACAATATCATTTCTGTTATAATAGAAAGGGACTCTATGCCATTCATCACCCAAATCAAAAACCACTTTCGGTTTGTTGTCCTCTGGTAAATGTAGCATACCAGATTCCTTTGGATGTGAACATATGACATAAAAATCATAATCATCAGAAAGAGTTTGACAATTCTCAAAAATTTTATCTAGATATGTTTTCTGTAGTATTTTATCTGAATAATATTTCATGATATACTCTAATCTTTAAATCCATAATGTTTCTAATATTTTTTCAGAAACGAAACATGACTCTGTGTATTATTTTGCAATCGCATGTAAATTATCATTTCTTACTTTTTAATAATCCAATATTGAAAATCATTATGAATAGTTTCGATTTTACCATGTAAAGATGTAACTAGAGCGTTTACAGCCGCATAAGGTGTTTTACTTGGGTGAAACTGATTCAAACACCATTTATAATCATCAAAGGCCATAATACCACCCGATTTTAGCAAATCAAATGACAAAACGCAATCGGTCAGAACATCATACATGGTATGACCACCATCAATATAAATGAAATCATAATACTCGACTCGATCTCTAATAGAGATCAACCCATCTTTTGAGTTGGCTTTTATAATTTCCATTCTGGAATGAAATGGTTCAGTATTACCCAAGAACCGTGTCTCAACATCTTTCATTTCAATAGGCATTACTTTATGTTCTTCACCTCCTTGCCATGTATCAATACATGTCAATCTTGATTTTTCACTGGTCAATATGTTCTCCATTAACCAACATGTGGATCTACCCTCCCAAGATCCAATCTCAAGAACATTTACATCCTTCCCAATATAATTAAAAAGATGTTTTTTGAATGTAGGTATATTACCATCAAACCATTGGTTTGTAAATTCACCACTCTCGAATTTGCTCATGATAATTCCTGTTCTAAAAGAGCTTTGAGTCTCAGAGGAAATGTATCATAATTCTTATCAACTGTCAAGTAATATCTTCTAAAGATTTCCTTGGTCAGTTGTTCGACATCCATTTCAGTTTCACCCCTTCCCAGATGTGACCACTGTTTGGTGTTTTTGAAATGTTCATAATTTACAACAGAAATATGAAAACAAATATTGTCATAGTCTTGATATGACTTTTGATTTGTCTTATCGCAATAAGAATTGTTTTCACCCATATGAAAAAAGTCAGTAGTATGCGGAACTCGATTAAAGTAAAACTCTTTACAACTACCGTGGTATGTATTGCACCTTTCTCCCCTTTCCCTTGATTCGAACTGTTCTTCATAATACCAACCTTGACCACACCATGTGTGCGTCTTGTCTAATGTAAATGTTCCTTCCTCATCTGGGACATGTTCATAGAAATGAGTTGGAATTTTACCCTCTACAAGGCAACGATCTAAATTCTTGGTGTATATCAATTCATCACAATCACAAATAAGAGAAGGTTTATTGGGAAACTCTTCTCTCATAATACGCCAAATACGTTGTTTCTGACCGTACCATGCTCTCTGTGCATCACCAACTTTTGACTTATTCCACTGATAAAACAATCGAGTCAAAGTAATTCCATCTATATTCTCTTGTTCTATACGATAGGACTGACCATTGATCTCATGGGTAGGGTCTGTAAAATCATCCTCGCCTATGAAAAACATAAACTCATTACACTGAAAATGATTCCTATACCATTCAATAAAAATATCTTCATAATACTCTCTATTTCGGTAGAAAGTTGTCACCATTCTAATATTTCTCATTTAACTACCCCCGAACCATATTCATTAACATTAGACATAAGAAAATCAACATGTTCTTTGTATTTGCCATATGGTCTAAGTGAATGTGCATCAACATAAAAACCAGATTGGACTAAACTTGGATCATATTTCCAATGGTTTCTATCTATTCTTCTTTGTTTGTGTTCTTTGTTTTCGGTGACAACCTTACCACCATTACTGTGATATAACCTCAACAACTCCGTAGAGTAAAATTCATCCTGACCCCATTTTCCCCCATTATCAACACTTGCATAACGAAGATGAGGTTCTGGATGGAAAGCATAACCTACAACTCTTCCCATTCCCTTATTCTTACCAGTGTAATCTGGTTCTTCAAACTTCTTCATTTCATCTTCAAACTTTTCTTCAAATGCGTAAACATCTTTGAATGTTTTTCCTTTTGCTACATGATAATACGCAGACAAAATGTTGTATTGATTCTTCCATGCCTCGGTATCACCATTGTAATACCAACCTGCACTTAGATGAACATATGCGTCATCATCATATCTCTCAACATCATCAATGAAAAATTGATGCGAAAGTGGAATCATATCAATATCACCAGTCATACAAACTTTGTTTTGGTATTTACTGGTGATCCAAAATCTACCCCAAGTCGCGGAGTGATAATCAGCGACACCATTTACAGAATCTACCCTGTGAACATCTCCATATTCTTCTGACAGAGAAATATTATCATCTCCACAAAAAAGAAGAACTGGGTGCATGTTGAATTTTGTTTTTATGTGCTTAGACATAGGTTCCCAGAATTCATAATACATTTGAGATGAATCTGAGGAAAATGTTACAATATCAATTTTCATTTATTTAATCCTAATAATTCTTGAACACGACTATTATATGTGTGTTGACTTGAAAGATCAAAACCTTTCTTTGCTATTTCTTCTACGTTATTAGTCTTTACAAATCTAATCTTCTCTTCTAGTTCCTCTTGTGTTTTATACATGAGGCAATTTTCACCATCAACAAATCCCAACTCATCATATTGTGGATTATAATTAGTGAGAAGTAGAGTTCCGCAACCTAGCGTTTCAAATGATCGGTAGTTGATATCATTTGCGATGTTCAAATTAAAATGACACTTGTATGAGTTTATCGACTTCACCATATCATCACCGATGACAAATATATCTAGATGCAATCCATGATTTCTTTCCAACCATTCTAGAATAGGTCTTCTGTTTACATAGTTACCACAGAACCCTAATTCATATTTCTGTTGAATATTAAGGGGTTTAACTAAAGAATCATCAAAGGCATTTGGAAACCATCTATGGTAATCTTTGGTTACAAAATCTTTCGTGGAGTGCAAAAGAATATCATATTTGCCAGTTCTGAATGTATTCTCATAAATATGTTCACCTCTACAATGAGCATCAATACTCCACAAAAATTTCTTTGGATTTGATACATTAGATAAAGATGGAACCCATCCCAACTCGTCATAGTTTTCTAAATTAATAATCCAATCATAAGATTCCCAGTTGGGTGTCGATTCAAAGTTCTCATGACCCAAACCCCATACATCACAATCATGTCCTAGTTTTGTAAAAGACCTTTGAAGACAAAAACATTCTCGATAATTCCTATTAGCATCGTGCCTACCGTTTTCTTGTATCAAAAGAACATTCATACTAAATCTCCATGTTTAGTATCGCATTCTGTATCATCTGAATTGAACGGTTGACCTACAAACTCTCTTGGAATTCTTTTTGTTGGGAATGGTTTTCTTTCAAAAAATTCATCATGAACCATACTCAGAGTTTTTACTTTTGGATATACAATATCTCGTAAGAAATTTTGATCTACCATCCAGTAATCTCCCTTTTTATATTCATTTATCCAATCTGTTATACCTTTTAATAAACAATTTCTAGATCCCCACATCCCACCTAAAATATGATGACCGTGCCAAGGATGATCTCTCATTATATGAAAATCATATTCACTTTCCATCCATTCATTAACTGCTTCAACTTCTCTTTGTGTTATCCTAGAATCAGTATCTCTAGATATAACTAAATCATCGCCATCTGCAGCTAAAAATCGCCAAAACATACCCTCCCAATTTCCTTCTTCATTCATAATTATTACTTCTGTGTTATCAACTGAGTTTAAATCATCTAATATATTCTGAGGAACACTTTGTCCGCAGTAAAACCTTCCTATCCAACCCGGATACATTTTTTGCACTAAGTGAGCATTTTTAACAGCTCCAATAGTGTATTTTTCATTATCTCCCCATAAGCTATAAGAAACTATTTTATTCATAGATAACCTCAAAATAGCGGATTAACAGATGTCTTTGTTAATTCATCATTGTGTCCATCTTTTTGATAGAACATAGGATTTTGTAAGCTAAGAACCAAATGACTTTTCATGTTTATGGCAATACATTCATCGCAATACCGATTCTCAGAAATACATTCTTCCAGATATTCAATGGATGATTTTACATACTCATCGCTTAAATATAGAATTGCATGAATTCCCAACATGTTATAAACTTGGATATACCCATCATCAAAGAAAGAAGCAATTGTCCCGCCTCTTGTTGAGGTATTTCTTACCATTCCATAATTATGAGATCCGAGATACAGTGCATCACACTCAGGAACTTCAAACTCTGTTTTAAAATCACCTGATACAATAGCACAATCATCTTCTAAAATGAGAAAAGGAGGTTCGTGTAACTTTAATGCTTTGATATGAGCTTCTGCAACTGCATTTGTTTTTTTATTTTGGATGTCAAGAAAGCTCAATCCTTCTTTATCTATTGATTCGCCATTTATTTCAGTTACATTTTTAAAACCAATAGTAGTGATTAAATCTTTCATTGATTCTTTATAAGCAAGAGATTTTGGATGTGTTATCCACATCATCGGTATTTCTTTTATATCAACTAACATTTTTTATAATCTCACTTTCATTTTTGTCGCCATAATTAAATTTAGAATTTGGAGTGCTTCCATTTAAATGGAATCCATAAACTTTATCCTGTGTATAATAATGTTTGACTCCGCTGTAATGTTCCGGTAAGAAATAATAACTTGGATATATTCTTAACTTTGTATATCTTAAGTGCTTTACCATTTGACTAACTAAAACAGGACCAGTTACTTTCCAAGCATTTAATGGTCCGTGGTAAATCTTTTCTTGTTTGCCTATATGTGCATTAAGATAACGCATCAATTCATTATTTTTACATGCACCAAGATGTCCGTTGTGGATCAATCCAGGAATTAAATATTCATTTTCCCAACAAGAAAATGAATCATTTTCTAACATAAAATCTTCTATTGGATTTACACAAATAGTATCGGCATCCATGTAAATGCCACCGTACTCGAATAGCAATTGATATCGTAATATATCAGCTTTACCTGCTAATTCTTCCATCTCATTAAATTGCTTTTCATTTATTAAATCTGGAAGATTATCTTCTGTCCATAAAATATATTCCCAGTCAGGATGTTTTTCCTGCCAGGTTTTCATTAATTTATCCGGTCTTTTAGATTGATCTCCCAACCAGATTTGATGTATCACTTTCGGAATCATAGTAAAAATCCTAAATCAAAATTGAGTAGTTGGTTTTTTAACTATAGTTTGATATATCATTTCACAATCTTGAGGCAATTTATTAAAATCCAAATCATATATTTCGTAACCATAATCATATAAAATTTTTCTTTTGTGCCAATCTTCTGGTTTGTGAAATTCTATTTGCCAAACAATATCCTTTTCAAGAAGAGAGGTGGCGCCTTCTAGAACTTCCCATTCGCTTCCCTCAACATCAAGTTTGATAAAGTCTGGAAAATTTCCATCCTTATAATGGGAGTCCAACGTAACACAATCAATTTCATATTCATAAACTGAGTCTTTTTCGAAATCTTCGACTCTTGTTGATCCAGTATAATGGTTGTCATATTCTTCTTCGGGAGTGTTACTCCTCTTAAAAAAGAACTTCAACTTTTCGTTTTTATTACCAACTGCTTTATGGTGAAACTGAACCCTTGGATTGTTTCCATATTGGTAGGTCAAAAATTGAGCATTCATGGGGTTTGGATCGAATGCTTGTCCATTTTGATTTGTAAAATAAAGAAGCATGTTGATTATGTCACCACGACACGCTCCTATGTCCAACCATTTCCAGTTTTTATTTTTTTCATTTTCAAAAAGTTTAGTAAAAAACTTAAATTGATCTACATGTTGATTCAATATTCTCATAATAAAGAAAACCTTTCATTATTTACGTTTACCGATATGGTATTTAGGTATGAGTTCCCAATCACCTTTTTCCTTGTGAGGAATGATTTTGATGTGATTGATTGGAACCATCTCTTCCGCTTCCTCTTTATCCACAATATCCACCAAACCCCACTCTTCTAACAATGTCGCGATACGATTACGACGGAATATGTCATTATCTGCAAGATTCGATGGTAGTCCATCCAGAGCAAATAACTCTTTGAAATGGACAATATAATACTTACCCTTCTTGTGTAGAATATGGCAAGACTGCCATAGTTTCTTCTCTGTTCGAGAAGACACTCCAATGCGGGTAAGAGTTTCTTTTACTTTGAGAAAGTCGTCTTTTTCCTTGAGCGTCACCTCTAACAGATCATCTACTGTTAGATCAATGTAATCTTCTTCCATATTTTTGCACCTTATAAAATACTACTCAGGTGCATTATTTATGAAAATACGCTTTTTCAACCCCCGTAATCGTATAAAGAGCGTATATTTTCTATCTGTTCCGAAGTCAGAACACGAAGTGCCTCTTTGGCTCTTTCATTAGAATACCCATAATGATCTTTGATTAGTTGTAAATCTTTCTCCTCTTTAGTCTTGATCCATTTACTGAACCTCTTACGAGGACGAATAGAGAATCGAAGATAATCGAACTGCATTTTCTTCGGAAGGTGATTTGCAAAATTCATCTGATTTGCATGTAGAATTGTGTCTGGAAAATAAGAAAGACTCCGATTCACAACGAATGGAACATACTCTTTCTCCTGTAGTTCTTCGTTGAGTAAAGGAGTCTTATCATAATTGATTGCGTTGAGGACTTCTGATAAATTCATCGAATGATATCAATCCCTTCGAGGTTGTCTGACTTCCAGACTTCCATATCGTAACGTATTCTACCATCACTCTTAAGACTGTCAAATCTTTTCTGTGCCTTTTTCTTCCACCAGTTGATGACGTTTTCTAATTCATAGTTGTCAAAATTAGGTTTCTTCTCTAGGGAATCCACTTTACCATTTACATAATCAACCACGTTCGAAAACCCATAATCTGAAAAGTATTGTAACTTTTGCGTGTTCAATCCGATGGCACGCTTGATGAAGTCATCAAAGTCCTTCAGATCCTGCATACGACCCAATGAACGAAGACTGGCCTTGATGATTGCAATCATCTTCGTTTGAGTCTTCAACTTTCGACTAGAGGCCTCCTTCTTCACAAGAGGTTCTCCTCCATTTCGATTGATGAACCACTCGTTCAATTCTCTGTACCACTGATCTGCCATAGTTAAGAGAAACTTACTATCGGTCAATCCTACGTTTCGAAGATATGGTTTCATACCATCATACTGACTACAACCCTTTAGATTTCCATATAGAGATGTAGTTTCAAAGGCACAAATCTCGGTGTTGTACTTCTTGTCAATATAACGACGAGTGAAATGTGAACAACAAATCATCGTGAGAAGTTTACCACCAAGATAATTAAATCCAAATGGTTGTGCAGGAACAATGTGAAATCCCATGATGAAGTGACGATTCAATGCCGTCAAGTCTGGTGTTCGATTCAACATCTTGTTTCGAGGAGCACTATTGATCGTCGGTGAACCCAGTCGAATAAAACCTGCAATCGTATTCGTGTTTGTTTCCTTAATGATAAATCGAACATTCTTGCCGGGGTTATCATCAGCAGGAAATGAAGAAACCTGACAGAACAAATTATCATAGACTTCTTTCGATGTCTCAGTGACAACAAAGTTCATGTCCATTGGATTCATGGTGAAGTCATTAAAGAACTCATTTTCAACGGGAAAGAGAGAAGGAGTGACCCCCTCCAGTCTCTCCTTCTTTCGATCCCGAAAGTACCCATCAATGCGATCGAAGTTGTCGTAGTAATCACGAAACTTGGAGATAGCATAATCGGTATCTGTAGAGTTCAACAGTAGTTCAGCCAATGCGAGTCTCCGCACTTTCAAGTACCATGACAATTGCAGACTGTTCCATCAGAATGAAATCACCATAGTTTTCATTTTCTTTTCTATTCTCATATGCAACAAGTTGGCCTTCCTGAAATTCGATCGGAAGTTCTTTACCATTCTTCAGGATAACAGGAAGTCCAATGCTAATAATATGGCCAACACCGTAAACACCTTTTCGAGTCTCGTTGTAGATGATCGTTCCTTGCGACTGCGTTTGTGGCACATACTTGATTGCTACCTTTCCTCTGCTTGGGTAAAACTTTTTCATTTGAATGAACACTCCATCATGATTTCAATGAGACACGCTGTAAGATTGATCTCCGAATCGGCAACAAATGCAGCCTTGTATTGGTACTCCGCGATGATGAGAATTGCCTGAGGAATACTATGTGGAGACAAGTGATCGTACAGATTGTCATATAACTTACGGAAAATTTGAACTTGATCGTTGTCCAGATTCTCAACAACCCATTTACGAACATTGGTGAAGTCCTTCTCCTTCATGAACTTCATCAAGTTTTTGATGTTCACTTCACTGAGTTGCGTCAGAATTCCTTCATCGATTTGACCGGCTACAGAGTATCTCTGAAGCTCGTTCAGGATTCTGCGGAAGTCTGGAAAGTGCTTGATGATAAGTTCACTGAGAACTCTATCCTTATAAGGCACTTCCTCGTTCTTGAGAATCATGGAGCAACGATCAAAGAACTGCTTCGCCAACTTAGGCTTGTCTCCATTCTCGACCTTGAACTCGATGTTCGTACATCGTGAATGAATAGGTTCAATAATTCGGTTCTTATAATTGCATGTAAGAACGAACCGGCAGTTCTTTGAAAACTCTTCGATAAACCCACGAAGAGCAGGTTGTGTAGACTGTGCATTTGAATAATCGAACTCGTCTAGAATCACAACCTTCTTTTGATTACTGAACGAAACCGTACTTGCAAAGTTTCTTATCTTGGTACGGAGTGTGTCGATGTTTCCATCTTCCGAACAGTTAATCAAGATGTTTTCGCACCCGAGTTCATTACACAGAGCACGAGCAACAGTAGTCTTTCCCACTCCCGCCTTACCAGACAGGAGAAGATTCTGCATCTCACCACTCTTCACGATATCGAGAAAAGTATTCTTGATAGACACAGGAAGAATACAGTCTTCAATTTTTCGAGGTCGATACTTTTCGACCCACAGATTCTCATCACGCACGATCAGCCCTCATACCTTGAGTTGCTTTCAAGAGCAATCCAATAAGTAAGATCAGATTTCTGGTTCTTCATCTGACAAACCATCTTCTTACTAATCTGGATATCATAATCACCAGGCAACATCTTCATGTTCTCTGTCTTAAAGAAGAACTCAAAATCATGTCCATCGTTAGGCAACTCACCGAGATCAACAGAATAGATGTTGCAGGATGAATCCTTCGAGTCGAGAGCCACCAGTTCAATACTGTCGCCTGATTCTGAAGTACGAACAGCAAGATCCGGAAGTTGAAGAACAGAAGCGGCACGAAGAACCTGAGATAGATCCTTGTTGCGAAGTTGGAAGTTGACAACAACATCATCCATCTTCACTCTCTGAGTAACACGTTGAATCAGTTCAGATTCAGCATAACGATACTTTGTTCGAGTCTTTCCATTCTCTTCTGAAATGATTACATGATCTTCATTAAATTCGAAGATTGGTTTGTCATATAGAGAGATTGTTCCGAGAAACTTGTTGAGATCCCAGATTGAAATCTCATTTTCAAAGTTCTCCGCAACAACAGACACAGACATGATGTTCTTCATGGGTGAAAGAGTTGCAATTTCATTCCCCTCGGGAATGATGATATTCGAATTAATCGTCGAATAGTTCTTCAGGATGTCAAGTGTTTCTTTTGAAATCTTCATAATATTAGTTTCCACAGTTGTCATTCACTGTCTCCATTTTTTGTAGGCGAATAAGCGGGAGGAATGTCCTCTCCTCTCTCCCTTAAGATAATTTCCACCAGTTTCTTTCTTTCCATTCCTTCTTTGTACTTTTGAATATCTTCTTCTGTTTCTTCTGCATATGGTTTATAGTCACCAAACCCAGGCATGTGTACTGGACAAGAAACCCAAGGATAATGTAACTTTGTATAGGCGTCTGCATCATTTGGATTGTTCAAAAAAGCTCTTGGTTTGTCACCGCATCCGCAAGCATTACAATAGAAGAATCCCTCTTTCACATTACTTGGATTTCTATATGGACATGATACCACTTCATCGTCACCATGACAAGATAAAACTCTGAGTTTTACAAGTTTTTCATCAGCCTTACCTTGAGTGACCCTAGAAGCAACAGACTTTCCAAAGTTTTTTATCTTTTCCTTAAGAGAAGGTTGTTCTATACTCTCCTCCTTGTCATCATCAGACGGAGGAGTCACAGTTATCTTTCTAGAATTAGATTCTGATAACTGAGGAATAAGAGGAAAAGATGGATCATTTTGTTTTGCAGGCATGTTAGTAGTCATGTTTTTGGTGTACGCCTTTTTTAGATTTTCCGAAGCTCTTTTATTATTCCCTTTGTTTTTATTACATCCACAACCCATATCACCATTCCTCCTCAAAGTTATCGGTGTATTCGTCGTATTCGTGTTCAATCTCATCTGTAGAAAGATTGTGCAAATCTCTCAAAGATTGTTTTTGATTGTGACGACGATTCTTGTTGCGTGTCTTCTTTGCGGAACGAGTAACCTGTCGTTCCTCTTCGTAGTAGTCATCTCTTTTCATATCAGAATTCCTGTATATCTCCCATTAGATTTCTAAGTTTATGCTCGACAAAGTAGTTAAAAATCTTTGATCTAGAACCAACGATAGGTTCGTAATACCAATGTTGCATGATTCGATCCTCAACTTCATCTGGGATCTCTGAAAGGTCAATCAACATCTTATTTCTGGCCCAATTTCTTGTAGATTCAACTGACTCTCTATCCTCTCTCAAAGAAGAAATCTTCTTTGCACCGCAAGGCTTTTGTCTCTTATCTTCATTCACAAACACATCATCATCAGAAAGAATGTTTGGAATGCCGTCACTTGAATCGCCCTTTACAATGTGTTCGAATAAAAACGATTCAGGATCATCACAATCCAACATCGTTCGTTGAATCGGTGAATACTGATATACATTCGGATACATTTGAAGTTGTTTGAAGTCTTTGTCACCTGAGACAATCATGATCTTCTCTTGCATGTGCATATTCTTACACAACACAGCGATGATATCATCTGCCTCGCATCTTTCAACTCTCATATTCTTATATGGAAAAGTTTCAATGATCTCATTTCGAATAGTCGTAAGAGTGTCATAGATTGCAGACCAATCTTGTCCAGACTTTTCCTGAGACTTCTTTCGATTTGCTTTGTAGAAAGGAAAGAAATCCTTTCTCCAACAGTTGGACGAATCATCACAGATAACAAGTTCACCAAACTCTTCACCGAATCTATTTCGGAAATAACGATACGAGTTGAGTGTAATGTGTCGAACAAGTGACTCGTCAATTAGGTCTGCATTACCCTTGATCTGTCCGAAAATACTCGAAAGAATCACTTGTGAATTGTCAATTAAAATCATTACGATACTTTCACTAGAATCATATCACCATTGATACGACCTGTTGCTTCCAATACTTTGTTCCCGAGTCTCTCCATCTCCTGCCGAATTGCAAGGATACCAGACTCTTGAATTTGTTTGAGTGTCAATTTACTTCTTCCAAAACTTTTACAAAAAGATTGTTGGGAGTTGAAGTTCTGAAGTGTTGTTCCCTTGATATCAAAACCACTTTCACTTTCGTAGAAGTAAATCTTTCTTGTCTTGCAATTATAACAGACAAAGTAGTGCATACCAATTATTTTTTCAGGATTTATTGATTGCACACCTTCGCATGACTCAAGATACTTAACCTTCTTCACGCGATTTGCTTTGTTGATCTTTCTTTTTGTTCTCTTGATTTGACTATTCTCATCCAAGAATAAACGAACATTCTCAACAAAATCACGAAGATGACCAAGCTTAGTCTTGTTTAGAAAGTCCCAAGCCTCAATCAAATCTTCATCTTTTTCTTCAATTGCACCATTGATATCTTCTAAAAGAGAATCATACTCTCCTAAAAGTTCTTTCATGTCTCTTTTGGCGGGTTTGTATACCCTTACCAGATTTTTCATGTTTGGTTTTCGGATACTACCATTCTGACGAAGGTTCTCGATGTATTCGTCAGTCATTCTATTTAAGACTGTTCCGATTGTATCTTGTATCATTTCAAAGCCATTCAGAATAAACTTCTTGTTTCAATCCTTCTTGTAGGGGTGTTTCGTAAAAAGTTTTCTTCAATGCAATATCACTAGTATCTATGCAAACTTTTCTTTCGTCAAGTGATAAATCTTCAAGTTTTGTTCCATCACTCTTGCGAACTTCTTCTATGATGGAAACAACATATGTATCCTCATTCTTCCAAGACACAAACTCCTCGAAGTGAAAGGTTATTCTATCAGAAACTTCGTCCCAAGGCAAGTCCATTATGTGATTTATTCTGTAAAATCTTATTTCTCTATGTTCAAACAAGTCGTTTGGTTTGTGTTTGACATAACCCTGAATGGCAATTTTATTCTTGTCAGGAGAAAGATGTAATTTTTCCCAGCAAAATTCAATACCCCTCTTTGACTTTTCACTGATAAACGATTTGGCATTTCCAGTCTTCAACCCAACAACAGTACGAGACTGAGGATCTTCAGAACAAATCAAATAGTCATGACCCTCATAATCCTCAACGAACAAATATGGAAAATCAGGAGCACTTCGATGAATATTAAAGATCAATTTACCATCATAATAGACTGAACCAATTGTATATTCATATTCTGTTTTCTTGTTTCGAATATGAAACCGAACAGGAGTCACTATTAAAGTGTATTTACCTGATGGTGACTTATATGTTTTTACTTTCTTTCTAACAGGTTTTGCACTTTTGAATCTAACCATTATTTTTTTTCGTTCTTCAGAATACCAATCTTCTCGAATCTGGTTTGGATTCATGGCTATCGCCCTTTGTTTGAGTTCAGGTTCGCAATACTCGACTAAAGTTATTCTTCTTCTCGAACGAAATCGTATGTTCAAACTTATCAGAAAGTTGATCGGTACGATGCGAAATGATGAATACATTTACCTTTTTACCCAAATTATATAGAAGTTTCATAAACTCATCTGTACCCATACTGTCTAATGAAGAGTCAAATACTTCATCAAGAATCAAGAGATTCGTATTGGCACTATTCTTCAGTCTCGCAACTTCTCTCCATGCAAGAAGTAATGCAAGGTCAATACGCATCTTCTCACCTTCACTGAAACTCATGTAACTGAACTCGTCGCGATGACGAGACTTGATTGTTTCATTGAAGTTCTCATCCAAATGAAACTGAGCAAAGAAGTCCATCGCACCAAGATATTTGTTGATCAACTTATTCATCACTGGAAGATAGTGCTTAATGATTTTAGATTTGATCCCACTGTCCTTTAACAACCCATACACGATATCAAAATCGTGCATAGTTTGTATGTTTTCTTCTTTGACTCGATCGTGTTTGTCGAGTTCTTCTGTCAGTTCAACGAGTCTTTCTTTTTCCTGTACGTCATCTGTTCCTTTAGATTTGATTGATTCGATTCGCTTTTTAGCAGTTTGAATACGATCTTTCTTGATTGAAAGTTCTGTTTTCAAAGAAGAAATACTCGTTTCCTTTGAACGAATATCAAAAAGAATACCTTCAATATATGAGAGTTCTCCAGAAATTTCGGCGAGTTTCAAGTTGATTTGTTGCAATCCCTCACTATACTCTTTCATCTTTGACTCTTTTTCCTTAATCATTTCTTTTCGATGATCATCGTCTATCTGTTGATGGCATGTAGGGCAGTTTTGATTGTTCTGATAGAATTCAATATCATTCTCCGAGTTCTCAATGTTCTTCACAATTGTTTCTCGTAGTTTATTAACTTTGTCGAATGATACATTCAATTTGTTTTCTTCAGAGATATCCGAACGAAGTTCATCAATTTCTTTCTCGATGCCTTTGATGTTCTCTTGAACACCTTTGGCTTCTGTTAAGATATTTTGTATCTCATCTTCAATTTCTTTGATAGACTCTTCACTTTTCTCT